CAACGTGGTGGTGAATGGGACGAAGACGGCACTGTGATCACACCGCCTGAAATCTTGCCTGGCTGGCACATCAACTTCCAAGGCGAAGTGCCGGATGGGTGGGATACCTATGCCGTGTGGCCACAAAGCCCGGTGAGGGTGTGGGCATAGCTTGCTAAAATAAGGCGGCACCATGTCGCCTTTTTTATGGCATTTCCTTTCGTTGCAGAAAGCGATTGGTATAAGCAGCAGACTGAGCATCTTTCTGACAGTCTTGCTGAGTTATTAACTGACGACGATCCTGCAATGGCTTGTAAGGCTCTCAGTGAAACCATCGCTTCGTGGGAAGACTATCACGAAAAGGAGCTTGCTAAATGGAAGCGCCTTAGGGCTCTTCTTTGCTTGGAAGCTGGTAAGTAATTCGCAATTCTCCACCTAGGGCCTTGACAGCCTCGCTAGCGTCGTCTGGTGGGGCTGTTTCAATGAGAACTGATGGAACTATTGCGTTCGGCAGTGGCGTTATTTTTGATGATGGGAATAGCTCTTTCGCTTTGCGACTCAGCTCGTCCGCGACGCGCTCGTTATGCTCTTGTTTCCATTGATCAGACAAGGCTTTGGCTTGTGCATCAACGGCCTGAATAGTCTTTTTAGTTTTCCATTCTGCCCAATCAGGCCTGCACCAGGCCATTAGTTGTTTGAACCATGGCTGAAGAGCAAGGGAAGGTTGTTTTGAAACAGCCCACAAGCCTAGCTCGTAACAGAAAGCATTAAACCAGGATTGCCAATTCATCAGCCTTCCTGGAAAATTGAAATATATACCGTGCCTGTTTTCGTTAGAGGAAGAATTTTATCGCGAAGGTCAATATTCCTACAGCGAACGCAGCCGTGAGTTGGAACAAGAGCTTGATTGGGAGCCCATGCACCAGGCCATCCAAGAGCGCTAGCCCCTCCATGGACCATTATTCCTGCCCTACCATTACCTGCCTCTTGATTTTCTAGCTCAATCATGTCAAAGCTATACCATCCATATGCCATGAGAGTGCGATCATATTTAGGCTTATCTCCATTGATTTCATAATCGCGATAGATGGTGCCCAGTTTGTAGATCCCTGGCGGAGTATCAGAATTTTTGATCTTCCATTCAAAATCACTGTATTGCCCACGAGCAAGGCAAGGAATTTCCCACAAGAATTTGCCACCATAGGCATAAGCCTTCATGGTCTCCACTGCATCGTTAACAATGAGATGGGAGTCGCCTTGTTTAAAGCCAAAGTCTTGCGGACGCTTTTTAGGACCAATCATTGTAATTTTTGTTGATTCTGGAGCGTATTCCTTCATAAGCTTGGAGAGCTTTGCAGGATAATCTGGATCTGTTGCATACGATTGCTCCTTGAGCATGCGAGCAGCAGCGTAACGATTTGGCGCGTTGTTCACGCCTTTGAAATGCCGATAGTCTTTATACCAACGCGTTACAAGGTATTCAATACAAGCGGCAAGACTGGGAAAGTCAATAAAGCCTGCTTTGATTGTCACCCATTGACCGTCATACCATTCTTGCGTGGTTGTAGTGGTACCACTCCCTTTTAGGCCGAACGCATTCCATTGCCCAGAAAAATGCTTGCCAAAGCCACTCTCAAGCGCCCATTGGGCTGCCACTAGTTCAGGGAATCTGGCTCCGACTCTCTTGGCATGATCTTGAACTCCTTTCCATGTGTTGGGAATTTCCATGGCTAGATCCTCTATCTACAAAGTCTAGCTGTTATGATTTTTGTGGGTCCGCGTGATTGGCGTCACCGAACCCGTGGATCACTCGCCTAATCGAGCAACCATGGACATTATCGCAGAAGAATGGCGCCCAGTGCCAGGCGCTGAAGGTCGTTACGAAGTTAGCAATCTTGGGCGTGTCAAAAGCCTAAGACGAGTCGTCTCTTGTGGCATCCGACAAGGGAAACGGGCCTATCGGACTGTGCCAGAGAAAATATTAAAACCTGGACTTGACAAAGACGGCTATGCGCAAGTCTTAATAGCACAAACTGAGGGTGATAAATTTAAAAACACTAGAATTCATCAACTAGTAGCATTAGTGTTTCTTGGGCCTAAGCCAAAGGACAAATGGGTTCTGCATGGTCCCAATGGAAAAGAAGACAATAGCGTTGGAAATTTATACTATGGAACTCCCGCTCAAAATATTAAAGACAAGTGGAGGGACGGCACTATCATTATTGGCGAAAAGCATCACAAAGCCAAACTAAAAGAGGCTGATGTTATTGAAATTCGCGAGCTGCACGAGCAAGGCTTAACGTGCAAAGAAATCGCGGCTCGCTATAGCGTAGGCGATACCGCGATTGCAAAAATTATCAACAGAGAAAACTGGAAATGGCTTTAGCCTTTCAGTCCTTCACGCGGAAGATAGCCTTAAGGCCAGTCAGGATCAATTGCAGGATATTATTTTCCTTATACGGAGTGCGTTCAATAATTTGGTCGGCAGCAGCAACAAGAATGCCACCAATCACGAACCATTCAATGCCGCTCATGATGATTCTCCTAAAAGAGAGTTTCTTAAAGCCTAGCGCTTAATTTCTAGGCTACGCACCCTAGTTTCAATGTCACTCATCTTATCCGTTAGGGCACTAAGTTTTTCCGTGATAGTTTCAATTTGCACTGCCACCTTGGCTTGTTGATTACCAACAGTGATAAGCATGGCTCCCGTGGAAAGAAGCATGCCAGCCGTGATAGTGGCCACGAAATTGGCCATGCCTTCTTTAAATGAGTCCATGGAGATTTCCTGCAATATTTATATTAGCAAAAGCGCATTATTCTCTTGAGGCTGGTTAGATTATTTCCAGAAAAAGTAAATAGTGCTTGCCATGCGAAGAGCGAATGGTCCCGATGAGCTTTTGTATTCCCTCATTGAACTTCGCCCCGGAGATGCTAGAAGGAGATTTCGTAAAGCTATTTTTGAAGACTATCCGCTTCGTGGTCCACTAGGGCAATGTGCTTGTGCTTATTGTGGGCGATGGGATCAAAAGCTAACGCTTGATCATATTGTTCCTAAAAGCAAGGGCGGGCCTCATTTTGCAAGGTATAACATTTTGCCTTCGTGTCAGTCCTGTAATTTAAGCAAGGGCGCAGAGCCTATTTTTGAATGGTGGCGTCCTCAACGCTTCTGGACTGAAAAGCGAGAAGAAATCTTGTTGGCATGGGTGCATCACAATAGTTTTGTTAGCGCCCACACTTCCTTGCAAGACATTGAAGCTTTTGCCGAGGAGCGTGATTATTACATTGCACCGTCAAAAGAAGAAGCCCCCATTTCTGGGGGCTTTTGTTATACAGAATGGCAGGCAGCTTAGGCTTTATCTACTGGAGCGAATAGATCTCCCTCTTTAATCGGAAGATCGTAACGAATACCAGGAATAGGGCAAACGCCATCTTTACAACCATTGTCAATGTTGTTTTCAATGGCAGCAAGAGCTTCACGTTCTTGATCAGTTTCGAGAGCAAAGATGAGCTGATTTAGATACCACTTGGCTTTTTCTAAATCTTCTAGGCCATTCTTCTGTTCATAGCGCCAAACATATTTCAGAATGTTGCCTTTCAGGAAGCCGCGAAACGCTTCGGGCGTCATGCTTGCTTCCATTGCTTCAATGGCCTCCAAGCCGCCACTGGCATAATGAATGGGCCTTTCCACTGGATGGAAAGCTTCAGGGGCTTGTTCAAAAGGCATTGCCATTTTCCTCGAATGCTTGGAAAGCTTCTTTAAAGAGAGGGCGGGCCAGCGTGGCCAAGGCTTGAGCGTAGCATTGAATTTCGCTTTGCGCATCAGGCTTGTCGCGCAATGAAAGGAAATGCAAAAGGGCTTGCAGGCTACAGGTCCACGTGAAGGATGAATATGTGCTCATTGGCATGATGCCACGAGCCTGTTCTTTGCTTACGCCTAGCGTCAGGAGAGCCTTGTAAGCTTGCTTAGCCTGCTCTAGTGCCTTGGCATATTCAATCATCGCCACGTGGTTCATAGAGGGCTCTAGATCGCCCGCCGAAGCTTGTTTGTTGCTGGCGCTTTGGTAGCGGAACTGACGAGGCATGTAATAAATGTCATCATCTGCTTCGCAATAGCGAAAGCTCTTTTCATTCCAGCCCAGTTGATCATTGGCAAACGTACCACCAATGACATGCTTCCACCATTGACGACAAATAAAGAGCGGAGCTTTGATTTGCCATTTTGTGACAACGCCCCTAAAGGGGCTGGTGTGTTGATGCTTCACCAAATAATTAAGAAGCTTTTGATCCTTCTCAGTCCATTCAGCAGACGTTTGATCGAAAGATTGCCGCGCATCACAAACGATGTCAAGCGAACTTCCCATCCAATCGACGAGCCGCACAGAGCTAATACCATCACAGAGGGGATCAACGGTTTGAAGAGGAGAAGAAGTCATGAACCAGCAGAAAAGGGCGTAGCCTCTGGAAGCTAATCATAGGCGCCACCTTGGTTTCTGAGTGCCAGATAATGCGAGCTTTGCTTTGTCTTCCGTCTTTCACGATGGCAGCAATGGTACCTAGCAGGCTTGTAGGCATCCAGCCAGCAGCAGTTGGCTGTATATATACGACGGTTTGCCCAACTTCCCAAGTGTGGGACACTGGCGTGGTCGGGAGCTTTTTGAAGGAAGCCGCACCAAGTTTTTCGGCTTTCCTTCCATCGTCCACTGGATAAACAAACTGCCTACCTTTACGCTGCATCGCTAGGCTAAAGCAAATGACTGGAGATCAATGTCAAGGCTTTTCAACGTTCCAGTAGCATTAAACTACAACGGACGAGATTTTATTGCAACCATGGGACCTTTTGAGCGGAGCATGGAACGGGACTTTGCCCTCGTTGCCAATAAGAAGGCTCTAGAGGAATGCAATGACATTGATAAGCTCAAGGAAGTGGCGTGGAACATGATGCAAGGCTGGAGCAACATGCAAGATGCCACTGCATCGCTTGTAAAGGAGAATCTTGAACTGCGTCAAGCCATGCAGATTCAGCAAATGGATTTGGAAGCAGCGGATGCTTTGCTGGGTGAAGCAGGCGAAGCCATTAAGACGTTCGCAGAACAGCAGCAATCTTCTCAAGCCAAGCGATTTCTTTGGCCGTTTGGGAAGTAAGCAGAAATACTTTCCAGCCACAAAGCATGGCTAAGTTAAATTTTCTGGCGTCTCGTTCGTAGCCAGAGCCAGTAACATGACGGCCACGATTAAAAGTGCCGCCTTGTATTTCAATGAGAGAGCGAGAAGGAAGATGTGCAAAATCTGCTCTGTAACGTTTTGAACGCTTGCTTTTTGCATAGCGCTCTTGAAAATCAGCTTCCCAAGCTTCTACATCGCTGAATTCCCTGATCAATGGGAGATCGGGATAGTGGGCTTGCCAAAGCCCGAGAAACTGATCTTCAAGAGCACTCACAAGCTAGACAGCAGCAAAAGCTACTTTAGCCTGCTGATTCTGGTATTTGCCATCGCCATAAGCACTGGCAACATCCTCTTCTAGCTTCATAAACATAATTTGCACTATCCCTTCATTGGCATAGATGCGACATGGAAAAGCCAAGGGATTGACAATACAAATAGTGAGAAAGCCAGACCAGCCAGGCTCAATTGGCGTAACGTTAATAATTGTGCCTTGACGAGCATACGTTGACTTCCCATCCGTGATGCCCATCACATTGTTAGGCATCGAGATGCGCTCAAGGCTAACGCCAAGAGCGTATGAATGCGGGGGAAGCACAAAGAAACTAGAACCAAGCTCGTTGATAAGCTTAGCCTCATACATCATGCTCGTATCAAAGCGCTTCACATCCAAAGGCTCTGGCATGGCAATGCTTTGATTGATGGCATTATCAATGACCATGAAGCCGCTAGGCGACAGACGAATGTCATAGCCAGCGTGAGAAAGGCCATAAGACAATGCTTTGGCACCATTGTCAAGCTCCCTACATTTCTCACCAATGAAAGGGAAAATAATGTCGTTTTCAGCAAGCTTGCTGATTTCCTTGTCTGAGAGGAGCATGAAAGAAAAGGGGCGTTGCCGCCCCCAAGAAACAACAATGAAGAAAAGCT